TAATGATCCATTTGCCCCGCCAGCAACAAGTGGAATAAGCCCCGTAGAAATTGCCCCCGTGTAGGTTCCAGAATTACCACATCCAGAAACGTCGGTTGCGGTAGTGCCAGACAGCTCGTCTAGCGGCCAAAAGCCAATAGGGTAATCGTTTATTACTTTAAGTTGGTAGCTCATCTTATTATTATATACCTATTTCCTTTATATATTATTTTCTAAAGAAAAAGATTGCAACCATATACTTTGTACCCTCTGTTGTTGGCAAAGGCTCATGCAAAATTCCATGGGACTTGAATACGACTGCGCTTCCAGGCTTTGGCTTAACAGAAAGGTTGTCATTAGGAAAAGCCAGGTCTCCACCCTGATAATTATCGTTTAAGTAAAAAACAATTGAAACTGTGCCTGTCAAGTGCTGTGGGCTATAGTCTGGATCCCAGTCAGTATGTGGGCCCATTTCTGTAGAATTGTTATATTTATATATCTTGCAATGTGTTGGGAGATCCCCTAAATCTATTTGATGTGCCGAAGCGTACTCTTCTGCTATTTGTATTGCCCTATAATGAATCATACTGGCAAACTTAGAGTTATGCCTGTCTCTATTATTATTATTTAAAACATTTTTATAATTGATTGTTTTTTCATAACCATACTGAACAGTTTTGCATGAAGAATTCCATGGCTCCCATTTACTTATCTGAGAGCCCATATCTTGAAATTGATCCATTAATTCAATTTCTTTTATTAACTCTTCAGGGTTGTCAAATACTTCTGTATAGTAATGTATATCTGGAGTAAGTATTTCTTTAAGCATCATACTTACCTTTATGTGTTGGTGGAGTTCCCCTTTTCTTAAGATCATTCCACTCTTCGTAAGTTTTTTCTTGTTCTGCTCTTGTTTCTTTAAGTTCGGCTTCCCACTCAGCTATTTGTTCTGGTGTATAAACTGCATCAGCATCATCCCAAAACGATCCCACTGTATATCTTTCTGCCTTTTCAACCATCGTGACTTCATGCTCGTTGCCATATCCACCTTTAAAGAAAGCAAGTCTACCAGGCTTTGGCTTTATTGCAATATCATGATGTTTAAAGTTTAAAAACCCTCCATCAAAATTATCATTTAGATAAAGGAATCCTGCATATTTACTTTTATAGAATGCGGAAGGCTTTCCGTCTTCATGGGTATTATCTGAGTGAAAACCTGCAAATGCTCCTATTACCCACTTTTGTGCGTGGTAACTTACTTCTGATAACTCTTTGTTAAAACAGGTTTCCCCTGCTAGTTTAACTTTTTCTTTTAGTATAGAAAAATAATCTTTAGGCAAGCCAAATAGAAGTAGGTTATCGTCCCAAGGCCAGTAGCCCATGGCAAGAGATCCGTAAAAAGAAATTTGATTCCACTTTAAATGACCAGCGTCGGTAATTGCGTCAAAATAAGCAATTATTTTTTGGCATTCTTCTTCTGTAATTAAACCATCAACAACAAAAACATCATCCTTAAGCGATACAATTTCCATTAGCACTCCGTCTTATCTTTATCTTCTAGACTATCGATATAATCTATATGATCTTGTATTTCTTTTTCAGTTGGAACCTTTAGTTTTCCATTTTCAAATACTAGGTTCCCGCCATATACATCTAGGCTCATTCTTCTTTTTTCCATTTCAGCCCATTTTGTTGCACCGTATTTTAATTGGTTTTCTAGCCATTCATCAGACCCCTTATATGGATAAACCATAAAGTTTCTGATTAAATATTTATTTCCTTTAGTCGCCGTTCTTACGCCATGATAGTATCCTTCTCCAGAAGGAAATACCATTATGTCTCCTGCCTCTGGCTTGTATGCGGGAACAAATTCTCCATTAACATAAAACTCAATTTCTCCGCCTTCATAGTCGTCATTTATATAAACCGTACAGGTTATATAAAATTTATTTCCTGGAGCATCCTTATCTGTTTGTTTAAAATCTGTGTGATACTGCATTGTTAAATTATTCTTTAAAGAATCTACGTTAGTAAAATATTTGCAAAATGATGATGAGCCGAGCTCTGCTCCTTCTGGAAGGTCAACATTATATTTCTTTATGTAGTCTTCAAGAGCAATATTATATGCATCCCAAACTGTTTCTGCAGCCCAATACTCTTTGTCAAAAGTTTCATTTTTGCCACGTAGGTTATCCATAGCACCCTTAAATTTTGTTGATGAGTATGTGCCAAAGGAGCTCCATCTAGTCCACGGAACAAAATAATGTTCATCTGAATCTTTTTCAATGTTTTCTGTAGACTTTACAACATCAAAAATTTCCTTATGATCTGGAAGTAAACCTTTGTAAATTTCAATTCTGGGATACAGGGTCTTTGATACTATATTATCCATTTATTTTTTCTCCTAATTTAGTTATAGTCCAAAACCAAGGTGAGGTGTATCTTGTTCCTTCTGTAATAATATCGACACCATGTATATAGTTTAAATCACCTGGAAAAAAATATGCCGCTCTAGCTTTTGGCTTAAAAGCAATTTCTTGTTTTGGAAAATGCAATCTACCACCTTCGTAATCTTCATTTAAATAGATTACTGTCCCAATGTCATACCATGGAAAATTGTTTGCAGTTCCCTTATCTGGTCCTTCGTGCAATTCTTTATCTGCGTGTGGCCACTGCATAGAGCCAACTGGCCATCTAACAAGGCATGGGCCTGTAGGCTTTACCTCTACATTAAAATGCTTTTCAATCATTACTCTTAGTCTTTCAATTATTGACTCTAGCATTACTGAAACAGCTGGATCTGACTCATCTAAAGATTTTCTTGTTGCAACACGGTTTGCCCATACGTTGTGTTGATAGATGATTGTTCCATTCTCATTTTTAACATCTTGGCCCTGATCCCAAACTTCATTATTTTTAATAAAATTTAAAAGGTATTCGTTTTCTTCTTCCGTTAACAAGTTCTCTATTTCAACAATGTTTTCTTTACCATTGCCAAAATAACCAGAAGGCGTGATTGATGTTCTGTGCTTTCTAATATCCGAAGGGTTCTCTACAGTGTTTTCCATTTATTTTTCCTATTCATATTTCTTGGGTACCCAGGTATTTTTTTTATATACTCCAGTATTTGCTCTATATATGGCCACATGGTCATTGTGTCTTTTTTGCATTTCTTGATACGTATACAAATTAAACTCTGATTTCCATTCTTCTCTTTTGATTGGAATTATTTGTGCATAGGGAGTTCCTTTTGGAATAATTCCTTTAAAGCCATCTCTAATAAAAAATGGCATTAGCCCTGGCGGGGCATACCTATCACTATCAATTATACCGCCTACCGTTAAAAAAGGCAGCTCAAAATTATTAATAGGCTGTACAACTAAAGCGCTATACCCTTCTGGAAGGGTAAATCCCCAATTTGGATACCAGTGATAAACAAATTTATAATATCCTTCTGGATAATGAAATTCTCCCATGTGCGAACGAATTGAAACAAAGTCATCAAATCCTGGCTCTGCTTGCACTAATGTGTATCCGTCTTTTATAAAAACATTAATGTCGCATGGTGTTGTAAGCATATATCCTGTCGTAAAAATATCATGTAAGGCTGGACAGGCTTTAAAGCCTGGGCCTCTTTGATTGTCTGGAGGACCGACTACATCATTTCCTTCAAAATCTTTCCAGTACTTGCTAGCATTCTTAAACCATCCTGGCATAACATTTTTTGTAGGGCTTGGAACAAGATCTTTATTGTTATAGTGTCTATTTGAATTAAAAACAATTTTCATTTGTATTTATTGACTTTCAGCTTAATTGATTTTACTTCATGAGATCCTAGTTTATTTCCTAGATAGTCTGTGGCATCTCTATAGTAGTCTGTCCAAATTTGTTTTTCTGCCGCCTCTTTAGCTGCAGCAACTGCTCCTTCATAAGTTGGAACATTCTCAAAGTGTGGCTGTGGCATATGCCTTATATCCTTTACTTCAAGAGTAGAGTTGTTTAGCTCTGTTAAAGATATTGGCAAAATTGCAATTACTGGTTGTCCAGCTTTGATTGTGATTGGAACGTATGGCTTTGTAATCTTCCATGCAACTGGCAATGGGCTACCAAAAAAAGATGTTGTTAGTAAGCTTGTTACGGCCTGGGCTCCATCAACAAACATATTTGGAACTGGGAAAGATAGCAATGTGTAATTACTTTCTGTTTCAAAAGTTAGATTTGTTTTAAAATTAATTGTTGAGTGACCTCTACCAGTTTCGCAGTATTTTTGTCCTTGTAAAACCTGAACATTATGTGGATAGGTACTTGTTACTCCATCCCACATAAAAGTTATATCTTCTGGAAAAGATATTCCCCAGCCTAATTGATTTGCTAGAGTTAGTGGAAAGCACCTGTATGCATGATTATGCTCCGT